TCTCGCGATAAATGGGTGAGCGATACGATCGGTAAACTCGACAGAAAATATTACACCAAAGAAGATGGCCAGTTGATGACCGACACCGAGCTCACTTCATTCCTCGGAGAGGCATACAACACGATTGCTACTGGAGGAGTTAATAAACTTGGCGACAGTGGCATGCGCTTATCCGGTTCCCGCGCAAATCGCGGCAATGCTTCTCGTCAGATCCACTTTAAAGATGCGGATTCGTATCTTGAGTATCAGCAGCAGTACGGCGACCGCTCGCTGTGGGAAGTGATGGTAGGTCACCTGGAGGGCATCAGTAAAGACATAGCACTGGTGGAAACCTATGGCCCTAATCCAGATCACGTCTTCCGTTCTATCCTTGACGAGGTGACTGCCGAAACTGCCACTGCAAACCCTGAGCGAACCGGCAGGATTAAACGCCTCGCCAACAGCACAGAGAACCTTTACAACTTTATTTCCGGAAAGACGCAGCCTATAGCTAACCCGGTGATCGCTCGCTGGTCTGACAATATCAGGAACTGGATGGTTGCCAGTCGTCTTGGCTCTGCGCTGCTGGCTTCGTTCTCCGACCTGGGCACCATGTATCTGTCAGCGAAGGTTACGAACCTGCCTATGAATCAGCTATTCCGCAACCAGCTCGAAGCAATGGACCCTACCAATCGAACTGAACTTGCACGGGCACGCCGCGCTGGTCTGGCGATGGAATCACTGCTGGGTAGTGTTAACCGCTGGGCAATGGACAACATGGGCCCTTCAAAGGCGCGTTGGGCCGCCACTGCCGTAATGCGTGCCAGCGGCCTTACTGCGTGGTCTGACGCGCACAAGCGGGCATATGGTGTGACAATGATGGGTAGCATTGGCGAAGTTGTCGGCAGAGCGGCAGATCTACGCAGCCTAGATGATGCAGATTTTCGTATTCTGAAAAGCAAAGGCGTTACCGAAAAAGATTTCTCGGTTTGGAAACTTGCTGACCAGGAGGACTGGGGGAAGGGCAACAGCACGATGCTGACGCCTGAAAGCATCATGCGCATCCCGGATGATGCAGTGAAGCACCTCGGCGCGCCGGAGCGCGTTAAGTTCGACGCGATGCGCCGTCTGTTGGGTGCGGTTGCTGAAGAAGTGGATATGGCGGTGATCACCCCTGGTGCGCGCGAACAGATGGTAACTGGAGGTGGCCTTCAGCGCGGTACGTGGAAGGGGGAGTTGGTCAGGAGTGTGTTCCTGTTTAAATCGTTCCCGATCTCGGTCGTGATGCGACATTATTCCAGAGCCATGGGTATGCCGTCTGCCGGAGGGCGAGCGGCTTATATTGGTACGTTTATAGCGAGTACGACACTGCTCGGCGCACTCTCTCAGCAGCTTAACGATATGGCATCCGGGCGTAACCCTCGAGACATGACTGGTGAAGATGCGCCTAAATTCTGGCTTGGCGCTCTACTTAAAGGTGGTGGTCTCGGTCTTTACGGAGACTTTCTGTTATCTGATCACACTCGGTATGGTGGGGGCGCGCTGGCCTCAATGCTTGGGCCGGTAGCTGGCTTGGTCGACGATGTAGTTAAGCTGGGGCAGGGTATCCCGCTCAATGCGGTGGAAGGAAAGCCAGAGCAAACCGGTGGTGATCTCGTTAAGCTTGGCAAAGGTCTCATTCCAGGCGCCAATCTATGGTATGCAAAAGCGGCGCTTGACCATATGATATTTAACCAGTTGCAGGAATACTTCTCGCCTGGCTACCTGCGTAAGGTAGAGCAGAGATCGAAGAAGAATTTTAATCAAACATACTGGTGGCGGCCGCAGGATGTTACGCCGCAATAGGGAAATATATGAGAAAAATATTACTGTTAATCTGCTTTATCTTTTTGACCGGATGCCAATCTGCAGCAAATTTCGAGCGTAACATGCTCACCTGGCGCGGTCAGCCCATTCAATCAATGATCCAACAATGGGGTTACCCAAACGGAGAGTTAACGTCACCAGACGGGAATAAAGTGTACGTTTATGGTAACTCAGGTTCTGTTTACGTGCCTCAGACGACCACCTATAACACCAACGCAAATGTCATTGGAAATAGTGTCTTTTCTACAACGAATGCATATTCAACAGGCGGTTACTCAATAAACATGAGTTGCACAATTTATGTTGAATTTGGCGAAGATAAGGTAATAAAAAATGTTTCGTGGCGAGGGAATAACTGCGTAGCGTGACATGTCACAAAGGCCGCCGAAGCGGCCTTTTTTAATCAGTTCCCGCCAGGGCGAGAATCTGCTGAACGACCACCACAACGCGAGCCATCAGAAGCAGTATCATCAGGGTGCTGACAGTTTCCAGCATAAGCCTGAGTTACTGAACCAAATGACAGCAGAACAAAAAGCAGTGCGAATACTTTTTTCATTTTTATGTCCATGTGTAGGCCACCCCATGTGGCGTATTCATCTTACACCGCTTGGCTAATTTCTATCTGGTTTCTTTCCTCAGAATCTCCGCACAGTAATCGAGATGCGACTGTAGATCCCGCATAGACATCTGCGAGCTGGTGACATAGTTCACCAGAGCCGTCAGCTCTGCCATCGGCCCATCAACGTTAAAGCCATCTTCATTCAACTGGCGCAGCAGCGTCATCAGGTGTGAGTCTTCAACCAGGGATCTGACGCCTCCCGGCGTGTGTATTCGTTCTGCAAATCCTTTTTCCAGCGGGTGATGATACTGACGTTGCATCTCTTCTTCTCCATGCAATCACTGTATATATAAACAGTACCAGATGGAAAGCATCTTATCCAGCACACATTGCGAATTACCCAAAAGGTAATAACTTCCCAGTTTGTTATTCATTCAATTCATATAAGGATTAATGGGTAATAAAATGACCAGATGACGCAGCGCGCCGGGCGGTGCTTATCTGGAGAATTGACGATGACGGTCTCGACCGAAGTTAACCATAACGAGTACACAGGCAACGGTGTTACCACATCCTTCCCCTATACGTTCAGGATCTTTAAAGCCAGCGATCTGGTTGTAACAATCAGCGATACGAATGGCGTGCTGCGTATCCTTAACCTGAACACTGATTACACGGTTACAGGCGTAGGTTCGTATTCAGGCGGGTCCGTTGTGCTGCCGATCGCGCTGGCTGGTTCCTGGGTAATTTCTATTGAGCGATCTCTGGCTGTTGTCCAGGAGACCGATCTGCGTAACCAGGGTAAATTCTTTGCTGAAACGCATGAGGGTGCATTCGACTACCTGACCATGCTGATCCAGCAGTGCTTTGGATGGTTGCGACTGGCGCTGCTGAAGCCATCATTCCTCGCTCGTTATTACGATGCGAAGCAGAACCGGATCGCCAATCTTGCCGATCCAATTGGTGCGAAAGACGCAGTTAACTATAAAACTGCGCTTGATTTGTCTGCCGGCGGAGCATCACAGGCAATACTAGCCATCCTTGCTGACACCAACCATATTGATAATGGCGATGCACTTGTGGGTGTAAAGCAGCCTTTCACTGGCTCGGTACCTGAGACGCAGCACAACGTTAACGCAAAGCGCATCGATTCGTTAAACGCTGGCGCTATTGGTGACGCTATCGCTGACGATACTGCAGCATTTAACATCCTGGAAGCGCAAAACGAGTACACCGTCATTGATGGGCTGTGGAGAACCTATCTCGTCACAACCTACCCAACCAGGCATCGATACATCAACGCGACTTTCCTGATTGCAGGTAAAACTGTTCGCGGTAACGGTTATTTCTATGGAAGAACCGGAGGTACCAACACCGTTATTGGCGATGGTGCAGCGCCTGATTTGCCAGTCAATCCGCTAACTTCAGACGGAACTGCGAACGTAGCTATTGGCGAAGACGCAATGAAGAGTGCGCTGACTGTTCGCTCGTCAATAGCGATCGGACTTCGGGCAATGCGAAACGCTAAGTCAGGAAAGTACAATATTGGCGTTGGGCTTGAATCCCTTTACTACGTAGACGGCGACGGTAGCGATTTTGGTGGCACCCGTAACGTAATGTTTGGTGATAACTCAGGGCGTTTCATTACTACCGGATACCAGAATATTGGTATTGGTCGGAACACCGCACAGGGCATCACGACCGGGAATAACAACCTTGCCGCAGGAACCAATGCTATGGCAGGGCGCGGTTCCCTGAAGTTTAAGGACAACCAGTATATTCAGAACATGACGCCGATAACGGTGGAACGCTGCACTGCGCTCGGGTCAAACGCGCTTTATTTTGGTGCAGGCGATGGGTCATCGGGTACCGGTGAAAGGGCGCTCAGCAACGCCAAAAAAGACTCTGCTAACTGCTCTGCATACGGCGCGTCAGCCCTCTTATCTCTGGGGGCTGCCACGAGCATTGACGGGAAAGTGTCGGTTGATGACGGGCGTACTGGCACCTATTCGATGGCGGCTAGCGGTATCACATTTACCCTGGCGGCGCATGGCCTGACAACCGGGTTTGGTGTCATTGTGTCTCTGACATCTGGCGTACCTTACCCTGACTATCAGTATTACAGCGTTACCGTAGTTGATAACAATACGTTCACGGTTTCAGAGCCTGAAGGGATCGTAACTTCCGGCAACTTCAAACTGATCAGCTACTCAACCCTCGCCAATCAGGTCGCATCAATCAGCAACTCAGCGTTCGGCGCCGGGGCGATGTACAACGTCCTGTATGGTTCTGAGAACCTGGCGATTGGTGTAAATGCCATGCCGGTGAATACAGGAGGAAATCAGAACGTATCTGTCGGCAACCTGACAATGTCGTACGCGGTAAACAGTTCTCAATGTGTCGCAATAGGTTATCGCGCATTGCGCACGATGATGGATGGCAGTCAGGCTGTCTCTATGACTAACTGCATAGGCATCGGTGAGAACGCCCGTGTTTCAGGTAATAACCAAATGCAGCTGGGGAACGCCGCTATAACGGTATACACCCAGACTGCAATTCAGACGCGATCTGATGAGCGCGATAAAACTGATAAAAGGGAAATTCCCGGTGATTTGGCTGTCGCATTTGTGCGTGGGCTGGTTCCACACTTTTATAAGTACGATTTTCGCGATGATTATATTGAGGAATATGACGAGGAGATCGGAGTTGATGCCAGGGGTAACGCCATTGTTGAGCATCGCACCAGAATGCTTGAGAAGGACGGGAGCAAGAAGCGAATTCGCGACCATGCGGGCTTTATTGCCCAGCAGGTAAAAGAACTGATGGATAAACTGGGCATCGACTTCGGCATGTACCAGGACCATCTGGTAAATGGCGGCTGTGACGTAAAAACTCTGGCATACGAACAGACTATCCCATTTTTAACAAAAGCTTTTGACGTTGCTTTTGAACGGATGGATGCGCAGGACTTAGTTATTGCAGAGCAAAATAAAACACTCACCGCTCTTGAAAACAAGCTGAAACGACTTGAAGAAAAACTGGAGAATATCTGATGGCTGATAAACAATTCCTGCTTGGTGAAACAGAAGGATTCGACGAAGTTCTCAAGAGCCAGGATGGGGTAACGCTCGTCGGCTGGACTGGCACGGGCAGTAAAAAGCTTACTAAATTGCTCATGGCTGCTTCTGAGGCGAAGCAGAAGGATGGCATAGTCCACATTGATGCGCACCTTCTGCAACTTCTGGTTATGGAAGTTTTGGAGCAAAGACTTCCGGCAGACAATAATGTAGCTATCGGCAGGCAGATTAGCTGGCTGTCTAACAGGCTAGACTGCGGCAATTAGTAATCATTCTCCATATCCTGCATGGCAGAAAATATAACCAGAAGCGCAACGACCACGGCAAGGATGCCAACTATCAGCAGTGCAACTTTCATATACCCTCCTGATTCACGCGCTCATGAAAATAATAGCGTACGAATGTGACATACATGCACTGGGTGAATGCTCCAGGCGATATGAATAACTAAGAATAACACCGAGTAACAATTATCCGTAAATGGTTTATTGTGTATGATGAACTTTCCAACTAAGGGGGTTCTTCATGCACAATAAACGGTGGTCATTATGTCGCACTCGTTAACTACGGAATCGCTAAATCAGGGTCTTAGCCTGGGTGCGCTGGTTTCGGTGTTGGCGGGTGTGCCGCCAGAGGTGGCTTTAGGGGCACTCGCCGGAGCGGTAATTTTTGTTACCTCTGCGGTTGAGTACCCCATAAAGCGGCGATTACTTCTGGCGTTCCTCAGCTTCTTCTGCGGCCTTCTCTTCTACAAAGCGACAGCATCCATTCTGATAGGCGTTGCCAGCATGATCCCCACGATTACACAGGACTCTTTTGAAAAGGGGATTGTGTTCTCTGCCGGGGCTTTCGTGTCGGCAATCGTCGCTGTCCGCATTGGCATCTGGCTGTATCACCGTTCTGAAAATCCACGCGACCTGATCCCGGGGAGAAAAGACGATGACCAGTCCTGAACTGCTTCTCATCCTTAACGCCGTGGTCTGCGGCGGCATTGCTATCCGCGTTTTGCTGTTCCGTCGCGACGGCGCCCGCCACCGGTGGTGGGGCGGCTGGTTGGCTTACCTGCTAATAGTCGTGGCCGCCAGCGTGCCGATCCGAACCTTTTACGGGT